TTCTTATATCATTTATCCAGAGCTTATCACACGCTATCATTGTGAGGAAACAAGTAACGATTGCCGTAATTATAATACTTATTATAATAGTCATAATATTCTCCTTTTTAAAAGTTAATATAATTATTCTTAAATATTAATATATTTAGTAGATGATTTTATAATGAACAAAAAATATTAACCAAAAAGGAGAACTTAATCTCCTTCCCAATTCCTTTCGGAATTGTTTTTTACTTACTTTTCGTCGTGGTATATTACCTCGACATTTTCGTCCCACATATCTACTACTGCCAATTTTGTATCGGCGTAGTCAATTTGAGTTCTCCTTTTTGATGCTTGGTACCAGACCTCATCGGAAATCCAGTTTCCAATGATATAACCGATTGCCAAACCAAGGACCAAACTACAAACACATCCACAGATTAATAAAGTCATGACGACCTCCTTTTATAATGTTCTTTTTTTACTCCAACCTTTAACTCTTCTCACGTGCTTTCTATGTTTAGCCATGAGTGCTAATTGTTGCCGAAATGACATTTTAAAGTACGTATTTGAGGCTTCTGCTGCGAACTCTGTCAGTAGGGGAACATTCCACTTTTCTCCAATTATATGAGACGCAATTATTCCTGGTCCGTATATTGCCAGGACAGTTATTGTATCAACAACTGAAAGACCTTTTACCATTATTCGGATGTAGCTTATGAGACTTATTCTTTCAAATTCACTTTCGTCTATGTCATCGTAATTGAATTCCATAATTCCTCCATATTTAAAGGTTAATTAATTTTGTATAGTTATTAATATATATAACTACCGAGTTTATAATGAACAAAAAAATAGTGAGGGTGGTAGGGGACCCTCTCTATTTTCTTGCCGATCTTTCATGGGATCTTATCGGCCGGCATTGTGACTGTATCCAGGATTCAGTCTGTTCAAGTTAAGTGCATCACCTTTAATATTTACTTTTCGAGACATTGCTTTGTCAAACTGGACTGACATTTCCTGATACTTTTTATTTAACTCTTTCATTTCAGCAGCTTTTGTTTTGAGTTGTTGCCTCAACTCATTGTTTTTCTTTCTGAGTTTTTCAATCGTCTCATCCTTATGATTTAAAGTGGCAAGTAAACAATCACCCATTTCCTCTTTTGTAATTTTTCCGGAGAATTCAGGATTGAAGTAATTTTTATCATTCTGAATCTTTCTGGTAGTGGGGAGTTTGTTATCGCTTTCCTTAACCTTTACATCTGTTAGTTTATAAAGGGGTCTTATTTTACTACCTTCATAATCTTCTGGGTATGGGACTTTTTCTATAACTCCTTCTTTTCCAAGTTTCCTCATATGCCATTCAACGGCATATCTTGTTATACCGCTATTTGAGAGCTTATTTGAAATGTCATGTTTTGTAAATGTTCCTTCCACATCTCTCATTGCTTCTAACACCAATTCAGACGTTGGTATTGTATTATTTACAACTTTTACTTTTTTCGCCTTAACAGCTTTAGGTCTCTTAGTCTTTTTTGATACAACTGTTTTTTCCAAATCTTTTATTGGGTCAGTCGATGAAAGAGTGTATTCGCCAGGTTTGACCTGGCTAATAATATTCAAGTTTTTCAACTTGCTTATATGCCATACGGTAGTCCCTTTTGGGATGGATTTACTTTCAGCTTTCTTTATCAAATCTTTTGTGTAAAAAACATTAGTATCTTTTACTAATTCATCAATAATACTTATTATTGATTTTGATGTTTGATTCTTTTCTCTTTGGATTTTTGTCATTTCTGCCTCCATGTAATTTTTAGTTGATATTCCTACCTAGCAATTAATATATTTACCTAGAACAAATATATAGGAAAAATCTTGCTATATTTCAACGACAGACTTTAAACATTTCAGGTCTTAGTCTGTGATCTGTAAAGGAGAAATCATGGTGTATAAAGAACAATTTATTGCAGTAGTAAAAGTCAATGGTAAAGTCCTTAGAGAACAAGGTGATGTGGTAACACTTCCTTTCGGTTCCGATTATTCAATCCTTTTGAAAAACCTTGATTCAAGGAGAGCGTCCGCAAAGATAAGTATTGATAGTAAAGACGTCCTTGAAGATCACGCCCTCGTTGTAAATCCAAATTCTGAAATTGAATTAAAAGGTTTTATGGAAAAGGGTGAGGTTCGTAATTCTTTTAGGTTTATTCAAAAGACTCAGGAGATATCTGAACATAGAGGAGATAATGTAGATGATGGTTTCATAAGAATTGAATTTGCTTATGAAAAAGTAAAACCTGAAGTTATTAGAAAAACCATTCTTCATGATCATGTATATCATCCATATGGTTGGACTGAGGTTAAATATGGAAGTTCTGCAGCTGATCCAAGGTCTCAATTAAGAGGAAGAAGATTTGGAGGAGTAACTGGACAAAGTATTGGATTTGATGATTCCCCAAGAGCAAGTTCACAAGTTTATTCATCTCAAGTTGTATCTGATTCTCTTGATAATTCAGTTCCTGCTACCGATGAAGGAATTACTGTAAAAGGCGCTGAAACTCATCAAGGTTTTAGAGAAGTTAAAATGGGTGAACTTGAACAATCTCAAGTAATCATTATAAGACTTAAAGGAACTACGTCAAAAGGTATTGAGGTTGCCGAACCTATCACTGTAAAAACAAAAATAGAATGTCCAACTTGTGGAAAGAAGTCAAAGTCCAATGTTAAATTTTGTGCCAATTGTGGAACTTTTATTCAATAATCAATTTATAATATAGCAAGAATTCCTACAAAAAAAGACTCCCCATAATACATATTATGGGGGATCTTTTAATTAATATGATTTAATAATAAATCATACCCAAACCCATATTATCACTTCTAATCTTTTCGGGAAAATCGAATATAGGATTCTCATATCCATCAACAAATAAATTTGCGCAACTTATAATTGATGATACGATGTCTCCATCATCAACCACGACTCCATATGTACTTTTTCCGTACATACCTCTACCAGAATATCCTTCTCTAACATGCGCTTCTCCCCCATTATTTTCGATCGCTTCCACAATTTTTTCTGCCAATTCTTTTTCCATTTTAATTTTCTCCTTTAATTGGTTACAAAATATTGTATGAAAATATACAATTTTTTGTATGGTAATATTCTATTAAAAAGTAATATATATAATTGGTTAACCAAATCAAAAAAAATATAATTTTTTAAAATATACCATTTTTATTCATAAGATTCAAACTTATACTTTAATAAGAATAATTCCAATTGATTATAAGAACATAATATAAATCTGCTTCATACATTGGCCTCGTATGGAGGAATTTATTATGAGTAACATAGATTATTTTGGACTTAGGCGATTTATAAATAAAACTAAACAAGAAGGAGGTAAAGCAAAAGATATTTTTGAGTATTGTCAACAAGAGTTTGGCTATGATAAAGAATATCGAAGTTTCAGCAAATACTTCTCAAACATCAAAGTTGATAAAATCCCCAAGGAATCTCATTTCTCAAAACCCACTCCAGAATCAGATGATGACGATGCTGACTTGATTGATGATGTTAAAGAGTTTGAGAGAATTATAAAACTTGAAAAACAAGTCGACATATATGAATTATGTGATAGATTATTTTGCCCACCTAAACGAATTTCAGAATTAGTTGATCATTTAAGATCCCAAGGTTTCGAAATTGCAATACGAAACAATCTTGTCTTCTTAAGTGACGAAGTGGTAATTCCAGATGATGTTCAACAATTAAATACTCTTGAAGATAAAGAGATTATATTTGGAGTTGCTTCAGATTTACATTTTGGTTCAACTTGCTGCCAAATAACTAATTTAAATGAATTCGCCATTCAATGTAAAAAAGAAGGAGTAAAGTATATATTTGTCCCAGGTGACGTCGTGTCAGGACATAAAATATATCCTGGTCATGAATATGACCTGTATGCTCTTACAGCAGAAGAGCAAGAAGCTTCTATTGTAAGAAATCTCCCAAAAGGATTTGAATGGTATGCCATAGGTGGGAACCATGACTATAGCTTTATTAAAAAAGGGGGAGGTCATAACCCTCTAAAAGTTATAGAAAGTAAAAGAGAAGATTTTCATTACTTAGGGTTTGATGAGGCCAATGTCCCTATTTTAGATGGAGTCGATTTAAAAATGTGGCACCCAAGCGGAGGAGTCCCTTATTCAATTTCTTACCGATTACAAAAAGGGATTGAACAAGTCGCATATTCAGAACTTCACAATATAGTCGCTGGTAATAAAGAAGTTCCTTCAATAAGATTTGTATTATGTGGTCATTTACATATACAAATGCAAGCTTTATTCGGATCTATTTTTGGATGCCAAGCAGGTTGTTTTGAGGGAAGAACTAATTATCTTAAGAAAAAAGGTCTTAACCCAAACATAGGCGGTTATATTGTTAAAGTTACTTTAGGTAAGAAAGGTTTGATTAAGAGTTTCTCTGCTCATTTTCATGTCTATGATGAAATAATTGATGATTATAAGAACTTTAATCATTCAGTAGATAAAAAAGAATTTGATAAGTCTTTATTTTAGATCCCTTCTCAATACCCCACCTAACCCAGCTGAGGTGAGGGGTTTTATTGTTTTCCCCTCACCTCTTTTCAAATTCACTCATCTTCCGGTGGTTCATAACTTTCCCAGTTTATTTTATTTTCCCTATAAAATCTCATCAATTTAATTCCAACTCCTACTCCTGAATGTTCAACAGAACATATTTCTGTGAATGTAATTGCATTCGCCATATCATCCCAAGTTTTAGGAATTTCAATTCCTTTATTATGAATACAAATCAGTAAATTTTCCAGAACAGAAAATTGAACATCTTCTATATTCGGTAAATGCCCCAATATTTTTTCCATTTTGAATTTCTTTATATCTTTTAAAATGAGTTTGTAATGTCTCCAATCTCTGACTTCATAAGTTTCTACTCCATTGTCCATACATATTTCAAGAATAAAAGTTTCTGTTACTTTTGTTTCCTCAAAATTTGTTTTTGCTATCAATTTGATATCCTTTACACTAGCGACATCAATCGGTGTTTCAGTCTTACCATCGAACATTTTTAGTTTTTTTATCATCATAATTTTATCCTCCTTAAAAATAATTAGTTTTCTCATAGATATTAATATATATAGAACTCAATTTTATAACTACCGTTTTGAGTTTATTTTAAGAACAAATAATAAACATAATATTATACCGTAATTTAACTATAAGGATGTTTAACCAATGGATGAAAATCAAAAGAAACTTTTGCAAGGGGATGAAGACCTCATAGTAAAATTTGAAGAAAGGTATGGTGAGGAATGTTTATTTGACCATATGCCAGCATTTGGTCAACCCGAACCAGGCGAAAGAAAACCTCAGGGGTTTGTCGAAATTTATGAAGCGACTGAAAATGAAAAGAGATTACTTGGTAAACATAACTTAGTTGTATATTTAGGGAGGGAATGGTTAGCGGTTAGAGCTACTAAGACAGCCAATGGTAATATCACTCCCACATTCGATGAATTTATTAGTTGGTTTGGAGTTGGGGTAGGTGGGACTCTTCCAGGAGACCCATTTGATCCAGTTTCTCCGACTAATGAAGACACAGATTTAGATACCGCAGTCGGAATAAATGCGACCGATGCCACTTGTGCAGATTATCACGATGGTTATTATTACAAACACCCTTTTGATAATATCACTTTTGAACAAGATCCTGAAAATTCAAATTCATGGCTATTGGCAAGAGTGGTTGTCACATTAGGGTCTCAAGATGCAAATGGAAATCAGTTAAGTGAAGCAGGACTTTTCACTTCCGAAAGCTGGAATGGAGGTTACGCAGGTCCGTTTCATTTATTTAGTAGGGTTACGTTTCCAACCATTGTAAAAAATGAAAGTAGGCAATTAATTTTCGTGTGGTACTTATACTTTTAGAGAGATTAAAATGTTATTAACTTAATTACCAAGGAAATATTCGTATAGATAAATAGAGAGAATGGAAATTTAAATTTTAGATGAAAATGATATTTGAATTGAAAAATTAAATTGATTAGAGAATATTACAAATAACTTACACAATAGGAGGACTGAAATGGCATCGAATATTTCCCCAGGTGTATATACCAAAATAATCGACTTGTCAGCATATGTAGCAGAAGTTCCTTCGACTATCGGTTGTATTTGTTTTCTTGCTGAAAAAGGTGAAGACAATAAACTGAAGTTTATAGGTTCTCGACAAGAACTTATAGCTGAATTTGGTGAACCGAATATTGCTACCTATGGAAAAGGTTATGGTCAAGGATTATATGAAGCTTATAATTTCCTTGGTGAATCTGGCGCAATGTATGTTATGAGACCGTTACCTGATGACGCAACATATGCAAACATGAGAATTGACGCAGTTATGAGTTCAACTGATGCGACTTGTGGCGTTCAGGTTACTTATGTCGATAGTTTAAATTCAGAAGCTGAAATTGAAACAAATCTTCAATCATCATCTCCTACTTTTCCCCTTGGTTTCCTTATTCCAATTGGAAGAGGTCAATATTATAATCGTCTTGGTATTCGTATAACAGAAGTCGCAAATCCAATGATCAGCGATGTGTATATCCTTGATGTTTATGAAAAACAATCTGATGGTGATGACCAAATCATAGAATCATTCGAAATTTCATTTGATCCAAGAGCTATGGATGATTCAGGTTCTTCAATTTATATTGGTGAAGTCCTTGAATTATACTCTGGTTTACTCAAATGGAAAATGCAATTAACAAATGAAGATTATACCGATGGGTATAAACTTCTTGGAAAAATCTATGATAAAGAAATTGGTCTTGTAACAATTGATATTAGTCCAGGAACCGCAGAAATTGCTGATAATAAGCAAGACTTTACTGATTACCAAACTAGTCCAGCAACTGGAAATGCCGAATTTATGGTTGCCGCTAAAGATGGTAAAGGTAATAAAGTTTGGGGTTGGATCGGACTTGCCGCTGGAGTTGATGGTGAAGTCGCTGAAATTTATAATGGTAGAGACCTCGACACTGCTTCAAGAGGATGGGATGGAGACACCATAAATTTCGATCCGACATCTGACGTTACATATCATATTAAGAAAGCAGATACAAGTATTGCCACAGCATTTGCTTCAGCAACACCAATTCCTTTTAGAAAAGGATCTGATGGCTCATTACTTGATGCTTCTGGTGATCTTGATATTACTGAAGCAACTCAAGTTCTTGCTCAAGCATACGCAGGTATTATTGATGAAGCTATTCTTGATACTGAAAATTATTACTTTACAATTGTTTGGGATGCTGGTTATCCAACTGATGTCAAAACACAAATTTCAACTCTTGTCCAAACAAGAAGAGATTGTGTAGCATTACTTGATAATGGAGATAATCCAAGTTTCAATGCAGCAATTACCAAACGACTTCAATATCATACTTATAATAATTATTTCACTGCTCTGTATGAAGAGTATAATAAAGTATATGATCCATTTACTGGTCAAGATGTTTGGTTCTCACCACTTTATCATATGTCATACTTGTTACCAAGAAATGATAATGTTGCTGAAATTTGGTGGGCAGCTGCCGGATTTAATAGAGGTGCCATTGAATCAGTTAAGGAACTTCGATTTAATCCAAAACAAGGTCAGAGAGATCAAATGTACTTGAAACAACTTAACCCAATTGTTAGATTTAATCAGGGTTATGTCGTTTGGGGTCAATTGACTACTCAAGCGAAACCTAGTGCTCTTCAAGATCTCAATATTGTTCGACTCGTTCTTTATTGTAAGAGAGCGTTAGAGCAATTCTGTAGATTCTATATCTTTGAATTAAATGATGCAATCACTTGGTCAAAAGTTTCAGGTGAAATTGTTTCATTCCTTGAAAGAATCAAACAGAAAAGAGGTCTTTATAATTATAGTGTTGAAGTTAGTGCTACAGAGTATGAAAGAAAACGAAAAACATTTCATGTAAATGTTATTCTTGAACCAACCAGAGTTGTTGAGAAGATTGAATTGAATTTCTTCATTAAATAACTTTCATTTGTAATACTCCTTTACCCCATATCGGATCTATTTCGATATGGGGTTTTTTTACGTATGTTTTTAAGAACAAATTTAAAATGAATATTAGGAGGTAAAAATGGATAAATATGACGAAATTGCAATTCACGAAAGCATCACATCTTGGACTCGATTACAAGAAGGACTCTGGGACAAGATAAAAAAGTTTTTCATATCAGGTGATCCAAACGATCCCCATATTGATTCCGCTGTTAGTCAATTTTATAGAGAACAAAGAAGTTGCCAAAAATATTTTCCACACTCAGGTAGTCAGATAAAAATACCAACTGGCAGAGAAAGAGAAGATGGAACTCTTGAAAAATTTGAATTAAATACATTCAAAGAAAATCCAAAACAAGTACAATGTATTTTGGAAGCAAGGTATAAACTTACTAAATTTATGGTTGAGTATATTAAGAAACATGGAGTTGAAAAGATATGTCAAAATCATGAATATCCTGATAAATGTCATTCTTTTATTCGTGGAGAATTTAATTATGCTGTGAGAGGATTGAGAGATGCAGAGTATGAATTAAAGATGATTGAAAAACACGGATTAAAAGATTCAAAGACTCAATGGGATGTTAAGTTTAATAGACTAAAGCAACTTAAATAATTGGAGAATTGATATGAAACTCGAGGGAAAAAAGCTACCTGATATTACTAATGTGAAAAGGGTACCTGGTATTGAGGAAATGACTACAAAATCCTATGGTAAGATATATGTAATGAAATATTTCTTGACAAAAAAGGGTAGTAAATTTCCTGTGATGATTGGATTAGCAAGTAAAAGTAAATCAATCAAACCTTTATTAGGAATTATGGTTTATAATCTTAAACTAATTCCAGGAGCTATGATTGAAATTAGAAAAAGTCATCAGACAGATGAAAAGAAACTTATAGAATTTATAGGCAAGTTAGTTTCGTCTACAAAATACTCTACAAAAATGAGAGTAAGTGAAGCATCTCCTTATTATAATTCAAAAGATTATCTCCTTGAAAATATAGATTTTGAGGCAATGATGGGTGCATTGGGTGGTGCAACAAAACCACCACAGAATATGAGGGAAAGATTTATTGAATGGTGGAAACTTCTTACCCCTGAATTTAAATTTATAGCAGTAGTATATGGTATCTTATTTGCGATTCCTTTAATTCTAAAATTTATATATTTAGTTAAAACAATCAGGAATTGGGCAACTGAAAGATATGTTTCGGGTCCTGCTGAGCAAAAAGTTAATGATGCTTTATTTAAAGGACAACAAAGTGATGATCAAGCATTTGCAATGTTTAATACATTAAAAGAATATATCACACACATTGTTAATAAAAGAGGACATGCTTTAATAATATGTGGTCCCCCTGGTATGTCAAAAACATATACCGTAAGGAGAACATTATATTTTGCAGGACTTAAACCAAGAGTGGATTATTCAATTGAAAAAGGGGCAAGTCTTAGTTTGATTGCTACATATGATCTTTTATATAAAAATAGGAAAAGACTTTTAGTTTTAGATGACTTTGACACTCCACTTACAAATCCTGATACAGTAAATTTACTTAAATCAATAACCGATTCATATGACAAAAGAATACTTTCTCTTCCAAAAGAAGATAAAATGCAATCAAAAGGTGAGGTTGAAAAGAGTGCCAGTCCATCCAAATTTGAATATAAAGGACAATTAATCATAATTACAAATTTAACTATGGATAAAATAGATCCTGCTTTATTAAGTCGAGCCCCAGCATTTGAAGTTAAATTTGAAGGAAAAGAAATTATTAAAGCTCTTGAGGATCTTTTAATATATGTAAATCCTGATGTTCCAATGGAAGTTAAGGAAGAGGTCTATGCTTATATTCTTGATTTATATAAGAAAGATAAAAATATAAAGATAACATTCAGAGCAATGAAATCTGCAGTTGATGCTCGAACTGGCGCTCCTCATGCGTGGAAAGAAATGACAAAGGTAATTGTTGGATTTAAGGGAGCGAAAAATGTAGTAGAGAATTATTTAGGAAAAATTAATACCAATCCCTATATGTACTAAGAACAAATAAATAACCCTGAGAAGATAGGGAATTATGAATAATTAAAATTTAAATTAGGAGGAAATTATGAGTGAACTTCATGAGAAATACGATGGAATGTTAGAATCGTTGAGAGAAACTTTTGAGGACTTTATGGAAGAAGCTGAAAAAGGGAAAGAAGGTCGTGGCAGTAAATCAAGCGCTCTTAAAGCTAGGAAGTTTAGTAGCAAATTAGGAAATGATTTAAAAGACTTTCGTGCACTATCAATTGATAATGATAAGCAAAAACCTACTCAAAAGAGAACTACAAATGAGGACTCTGGAGAAACAACTGCCACATATTAAATTAACATTTGTAACTATATTGACATAATCCCTTGAGGAAATGACCTCAAGGGATTTTTAATGTAAATTATCTTTTATCCTCCACAATGATTACTAATTTAATAAGATTCTAAGAACAAATTAAAAATCCTTTAAGGTGATATTTTATGTCAATTATAGATAAATATTTATTCGAACTACAGAATAGAGAATCCGTATTCCCTATGGATTCTATACACTCCGGAAAATTACCTTCCCAAGAAGTTATTACTGGGAAAAGCGAAGATGAGAATATCGAAGACGAGAATAAGATACAAAAAAAGGAAATTAATCAAGATGAATTAAATAGGAGGATATAGTATGAGATCTTCATTTACAGCGTTGAAAGAAAATATTGCAACAAGACGCTTCGGAGGAACCTTAGTCGGAGTTGCCGATCCATACGTAACTGGGTACCATTATATTTATTTGGATAAACTACCTAAAAAATTACCTGAATATGTAAGATCAGGTAATGCAAATGTTTCGGATAACGAAGATATTGCAAAAGTTATGGCAGCAACTTGTCTCTCAGTAACCCCACCAGGAGGGACATTAAATAAAGTTGAATTTACTGGACTTGGTGGAATTAAATGGGCAGTTCCAGGAAATATTGATTATGGAAATACCGTATCTGTAAAATTCTTTGAATTCAATAAAACCCCATTACTTGATATTCTTCATGGGTGGGTTAAGATGATAAGAGATTACAGAACTGGTACTAGTAATCTTACTGATGATGCCGAAGGCGATGGATACACTAAATCAACTTATTCATGCCTAATGTATTATTGGACAACTGCTCCAGATGGATATAATGTGGAATATTATGCTTGTTATGATGGTGTATTCCCACAAAAAGATCCTCAAGATCTTTTTACCAGTGATGTTGAAACTGTAGGAAGACTTGATATGGAAATTGAATTTAATGTTGATTATGCTTGGCATGAACCTTGGGTATTCAGGAAATGTCAAGAATTTGCGGGCGCTATAGTTGGCAGTGAAGATGCTGTAAGAAATTATGGCGAGTCGTACTAAGAAATATTTAATTTTAACAGGAGGAAATTACAATGTATAACGCTTCAGACTCAATTCTTTTCATGACATCAGCAAGACAAGCGGTTAAAAATATAATCGGTTTATCTGAATCAGCAGATCCAAAAAATATTGCTAAAATGCAAAATTTTGTTATGAATGAAGCAACCGATTATCAGGTTATGTCTCTTATGATGACTGGCGAAATCCCAGAACAAAGATATAACCTTGAAGAAGAATTTGAACTATTTGATTATTTCAGAGATACAGTTCTTGAAAATTTTCAAATGTTCACAGAAGCTCATGGAATTGAAATTGCCAAAAGCTTGGTAAGTGAAGTCGGACCAGTTTCACAATTCGGTATCGACACAGCAGTTCCTGTTCTTACCCATTTATATGAAAGTGGAGCAATTGATATTCTTACTGAAAAGAAGAAAAAAGCAGCTGCTAAAGCTGGTAAAGGTACTAAAGCTGGTAAAACAGCAGCAAAAGGTACTGAAGCAGCTGCCAAAAAACAGGGTTGGATCTCAAAACAAGCAGCAGCTGCTAATAAATATATTGGTTATGGTAAAGCTTCTCGTCAGCCATGGCATGCTACCCAATATGGTAGAATGAAGAAAGCTTGGGAAGCTGGTAAAGAAGTTAAAAAAGATACCGGATTTATGCCTAAAGCTGCTGTTGGTGATGCTGCTCTTCATGCTGGAAAATTGGCTGCTCCAACAATTGCTGTTGCTGCCGCTCTTTATGCTGGCGCGAAAGCATACAAAGCAATTTTTGGTAAAGCAAGAGCTGCTTGTAAAGGCGCTGAAGACAAAGCTGCTTGTTTAAGACAGTACAAAAATAAAGCTGTTCAAGCTCAAATTGCTGCTGTTAAGGCTGGCGCTGCTAAATGTGCAAATTCAAAGAATCCTGAAAAATGCCGTGCAGCTATTCAAAAGAAAGTTGGAAAACTTCAAGCAAAAATGGGTTAATAAGATAGACATCCATACCGAATTATCAGATATTAAATAAACATCTGACTCTATACAACGAAAAACTAATTTAAAGGAGATCGACTATGTTTAAAGGATTTAATGCTAAGTATCCTGAGTATGAAGTTGTTACCCCACAGACGAATAAATCATTCACTGTAAGGAGTATCAATGTTGCTGAGGAAGAGAGGATGAAAGGAAGTTTTGTAAGTCCTCAAAAAGTTACTGAACATTTAAATAGAATTATATTCGAATCATTAGTAAAGAAACCAAAAGAGATAACTGATTATGAATCTTTTTTGAAATTCGTTACTACAAAAGATAGAGATGCATTGTTGTATGGGTTATATCATATTTCTTATGAGGAAATAAGAAATTATGATGTAACCTGTACGTCATGCAGAAAAGAATATCCTGTCACCATAAAGGCTTCAGACACATTTTCAGCTAATTTATATCCTGAAGATGATATTTTAAGAAAGACATTTAATGTTGAACTTCCTGTCACAAAAGGGGTTACTGCAGTAATTAAACAGCCAACTCTTGATGACGAACTGACTATGTACAAGAGACAATCTGTTCAACCAGGGGCAAAATTAGATGTTTTAACAGAAACGTTAGCAGTTTCTCAATTTCAACAAGATCATATTGAAAAGACCGAACCAGTTGTTTATTCTGAGAGGTCTGATATTGTTGATGCTTATATGACATTGCCTCCGAAAGACAGGAGAGCGATAAGTGATAAATACAGAGAAGAATTTGGAAAATATGAAGTTGCCTTAAAAATGATTTCTCATTGTAAGCATTGTGGCAATGAAGATTTGATGAATATCGACCTCGTGGAAAACTTTTTTCGCATGGTGTACGGACTTTGATGGCATTACAAAGTATCGTACAGTCATGGATGAAAATATATTCTCATGCATGGAGCTTACTAAGCAACCTTATGAAAGCATCATGTTAATGCCAATAAATCGTTTCCAAAATTTTCTTAAATGGAAATCGAATTTAGAAGAGGAAAAACAAAAGGCGATGACTGAGGAACTTGCTACAATAAAAAAGTAGAGAGATATGGCAAATATACTTGATAGATTCCAAAAATCCGTCGTCGGTTCAAAGAGTCGATATGCAGATTTTACTGACGTTATTTCTCCATCCGGGGATTTTACGAGAATTACTGATCTAAATGTAATTCTAAAATCCTGGTATAAACTCCTAGTCACCCCAACTCGTACTGTAGATCATGACCCTGAATTTGGTTGTGATATTTACAAGTATATCTTTAGTCCTGCCGATAATGATACAATGAATGAAATAATTGATGAAGTTAGCTATGCTATCAGAAGGTATGATAATAGAGCGATTTTACAAGGAGTTTCTGTAACGTTTTTAAATAATCGAAAAGGTTTTGCTGTCAATATAAGTGCTGAGTATAATGGTCAGACAGGAGAAATCCAAGCCGTAATTGATCAAACAACATTTAATATATTGGAAACTTAATAATGGATAATTTTTTAAGAGAAGTTACTCACGAATATTGTAAACAAGTTCTTTTAGATTCAGTTATGGATAGTCCGACATTGCGTAAAAAATTATCTTTTGTTGAGCATGTCAATTTATGCAATTATATAAATGAAAATTTGGGATATGAAGAAGGGGTAAATATAGTATTTGAATTGGGGGTAAGAGATTATGAATCAAGGTTCGGGGCATTACTAAAAACCGGAGCTGCGTCTGTGGTAGGGGGTATCGCTGCGCATAAACTTGGTTTAGGAAAAGTTGGAAAGATTGCTGGTTTTGGATTGGGAGCTCTATTGATGTATCAGTTTAGAAAAGTGACCGATCCATGCTGGCAAGCATGTCTTAAACAACCCTCAGCTCAAAAAAGTATTTGTAAATATACTTGTTATATAGCTGGATGTAATTCAGTTATTAGAGATATTTTAAATCAAAGGGGTAAATGTAGTCAGACAAAAGATCCAATTAAATGTACAAAAGGTTTAAATAAAGCTCTTATTAAATGGAAAGATAGAAGAGAAAAATATAGAGAGCAATTAGAAAAAGCAAAAGAAAAATTTGCAGAAAGAGAAGCAGTTGTTAGAGCAAAAGCTCGACAGAGAGAATTAAGGGCAAGAGGAGTCGAATAATGAATAAAAAACAACTTCTTAATCTTGTCACAAAAAATGATAAAGTTAAAGAAAGAACCACATTCAGAGAACAATTAAAAATGGTAAAATGGGTAATGAATTTATCAGAATGTGAATTAGATCTTTTATTTGAGGAAGAAACTTTTGTTCCTGAAGTGCCAAAACCTTCAAGTGGTGTCAAAAAAATATTAAACATGGGAATATTTGCTGCTGCTGTAGCTCTTCCTGGTGGGTTATCTTTATATTCAGCAGTCAATTATTTAATGGCAGATTATAATTATAAATGTGCGGTACGATGCAAAACTAATGAGCAGAATGAAAGTTTATGTAATAGACAATGTAAACTTAAAGCGTTAAATTATATTGTCATGAGATTAGGTCTTGAATATAGAAGATGTAATTCATCAAAAGATCCTGGAAAATGTCGAAAGAAATTATTATCCTTGATAAAGAGTTATAGAAATAAAAGAAATAGAGTGCAAGCTAATCTTCAATTAGCAATGAGGAAAGCAAGATTAAAGGGGAAAATATAATGCAGAATTATGAGAGATTATATTGGTATATCCATGATTATCAGGATCTCCTTTATCGCTATTATTCAAAACACGCAATTGCTTTTTTAACAACATATTACAATTTAGATAAAGAAAATACAGTTTGGGATAATGAAGATTTATTAGATGGAGCATATGAAAGAGTTGGTGAATTAACCGGAATTAAATTTAATAAATATCTTTTAATCCCAGTCTTTTTTATAACAGAAGTAACCACAGCATATGATGGAAGTGAAATAGGATTTATCAAAGAAGGAAATTGTGAATTGGTAATTCCTAGTACATATAATATCATTCCTTATGAGGGTGATATTGTTAAAATGGAGCAAGATTATTTAAGACCTACAAATGATATTTATCCAACGTTTATGGTGACTGGTAAAGAAAAAAGTGTAAATACAGATATTACATTTTTTAAATTAAAGGTTGAGATATTTCAAAGTAAAACCACTGATCAAGTTGATCAACAAGTATCAGAATTATTTGTATTCTTCGATTATACAAAAAAGATATATACATATGATGATGCTACATTTCTAGCAAAAATGGTATCAAAAAATTATAAATTATCTCAACAAACAAATAATCTGTTTGATTCAAATTCAGGTTTATACTTTATTTAAAGGAAGTTAAATATGGCAGATTCTCCACAAACTTCGATTTCAAGTCAAATATTTTCTTCAAGAGATGAGATTAGAAATCAAATTATAGAGTTGACACAGAAATATTTAGAACTTGAAAATGTAGATCTTACGAAAACTTCATTTCTTTCATTCCTTGTAAATTTATTCTCAACATTAACAAGCAATCTCCTTTTCTATAATACGTCAGTATATAAAGAATTCTTTTTAACAAAAGCCATTTTACCTGAATCTATTTTAAATCTTGCTGCATTTATAGGATATACTCCTTCAGAAGCAAAATATGCAAATGCTTATGCATTGATGACTTTCCCTTTAGAATTCGATGACCCAAATGCTAAATTTTCTCTTAATCAAGGATCAGAATTTTCAACCTCATCTGGTTTGAAATTCTCTACATATTATGATACTGATGTCACAGTCACTAATAATTCTTATGTAAGTGTTGTGGTAACAGAAGGGAATAAAATATATAATTTACCAGTTAGTATTGATACAACTTCTGAAGACCAACAATTTCAATTTCTTCTTCCAGTAAGACAATATGAAAATTCAGTTCAAGAATTTCAAGTCGATGATGATACACAAGAATTTCAATTTGTAGTCATTGATGTTCCTGTCGATGCAAAAATTGCTGGGGTAAATGTTGAGGTGAGAGAACCAGGTGAAACATCCTGGCGGGTTTATGAGCAGTTTGATAGTGTGTATCTTATGTCGAATATAAGTTATGGTTATGTTTATAGAAGAACATCCGATGGTATCCGATTATACTTTGGTAATGGTCTGATAGGAGTCCAACCCGCTCCAGGATCGACAGTAAGAGTTACAATCACTGAAACTGAAGGGATTGATGGAAATGTAATCTCTGGAACAATAGTCAATGGTCCAAGAATATATATGGTCAATTCAGTTAGTGGATTAACTCAGATAGTTGATTATAGTGTGGTAAATGCCTCGCCTGCCACCGGTGGAGAAGATGAGGAAGATATTGAGGAGGTTCGTAGAAATTCAATTATAAGTCTAACTGCATTGAATAGATTAGTATCGGAAGGAGATTATCAATCAACTGATATTATAATTCCTGACTTTCCTATTCAACCAAATTCAATTCCTGTACTAAAAAGATCAGATATTAAAGTCAATGAAATATCATTATTCACTTCACTGAATTTTATGGATGAAGTTGTCCCTACAAGAAACGCATCATATGAAGTTCCTGTTGACGAAACATATATTCCAAGAGGAACAATTATTCCTATTGATGGAATAAATTTCATGACTCTTTTTGATATGACTTTGGATCATTTAAATTCATCAGCATTTTATCATTATATTATGTCCAAGATAGAATTATCACCTACCTTGGTCAGAAGTTATGGAATAGTATATAATATATCTGCCATAAAATTTAGTATTGAAAGAGTGGGAGATTCTGCTGTATTGTATCTATATTATTTTTCAGATGAAGTTGATTATGATTTAACCACTTGTGAAATGATTATTTTAGAAACCGGTTCTGTGTATGATATGACTAATAATACAGCAGAAAAAAGATTTGAATATACATTTGATCCTTATACTCTATTAAAAGAAGATGATATTAATGCAACATTTACAATAAGTAATACAACTCAACAAGTATGTACTTATTCAGCTGGATTTATATTTAGACAATCTCTTGATGACTTTATGTTATCAAATATGATTGATGACTCTACAGCATATATCACAACTATTTATGATATTCCAGTTGTCAAGAAGAGTTATTATGATTCAATAAATCAAGATGATTTTGAATTATTAGTGCTTCAAAAGATGATGGAGAATATTTCATTTGCTGGTCAAAGAATGCTTACTGATTTTGCAAATATTAAATTCACCAATACGTCTGGTTATATGAGAAATATGCAATTAAATGAAACACAAAAACCACCAGTATTGGATATCATATCAAGTCCTCCGGTCTATCCTACGGCGATCAGTAAAGGTGATAGATACATAGTAGGAACAAACGCAACGGGTGCTTTTGAGGGGCATGAACACGAAATTGCGCAATGTATTGATTCAACAAATATGATATGGTATTTTATTCAACCCATTACTGATGATATGGTTTATGTAACTAGAAAAGGTTATAAATATATTTACTCAGTTAGTGGTTGGATTATTCCTCAATATACCATTCCTCTTGAAATTCAACTCGAGGTATTTAAGACATCTGATTATAATGGTACAGACACAGACCTATCCAACACAATTAAGAGTGAATTATTATCTGGATTCTCTGATAGATTTGGATCTAATATATCAATTTATAGATCAGAAATTGTCGATATTGTTCAGGAAGTGGTAGGTGTGAATCACTTAAGAGTTATTAAACCTAAATCTAATATATTCTTTGATTTTAATTTACAAGACTTTTCAGATGAACAGTTACTTGATTACGGACCTGAATATGTTTTCTTCAAAGAAGACA